GCAAGGGGGGACTTCGTCCCCCCTATATGGTGGAGACACTTTTTTGCACATTTGCATTCGAAAAATACTCATTCGTTATATCAACCGCCGACATTTTCAAATACTTAACAATAATCGGGTTGGTTTTCAGGACTTCTTCTGACGATAGGTAGGCCAACCACTGGTATTTGGGTCTGGCCAACACTTCTTCCGCGGGCACATAAATTCCATATGTGTCTTTATCCAAATCCAGGAAATTCTCGCTCATCAAATCCTCCAACAAAATCTGTTTTCCTTTGGCTGTCTTTGTTCCGATTTGTTTTCCATTGACCAATTGCATCGACCCCGCATTGACCTCGTTGTACAACCATTGTTGCATATTTCCCAAAAATTTGGGTTCCGTGGTGAAATGGCGATTCACATCCAGTCCATTTTCGGCCAGCATCCTTTTTACAACGGGACAGCCCTTCTTCGCCCCCATAAATTTGGTTGACGGCATGAAATTCTGGTTTTCTTTCTTCGATGCAACGTTGCAACTGCGGTTCACCATCTCGGTCGCAAACGGTTGCTCGGCCAAAAGTGGCGCCAGGTTCTTTGTGCAAATGAACGAATTCGGTACAATAATTCCTCCATATATGTAGAGAAGTTGCAACATCCCATATTCGCGATACATCGATTTATGCGGCTCCGAAAGCGTGGACATATTGATTTCCCATGTGGGGATGAGTTTGCTAAATGTTTCGTCATCAATGAGACAAATGTTGAAATCCGCTCCACAATGGTTGATGATTGATTTGATGGTGAGATGAATATAAGGTTGGTTCAAATCGGTGGAATTCCTGCTGTAAAAATCCTTCCACTGACGGGCGTTTTTCTCGTAAGTGCTGTGAATCCACAGCTTGGGTCGGTTCAATCCGTAAAGAGGCGATTCGTTTAATAGATATTTGCGAATAAGCTCGTTCTCTGCATCGTTGCTAGTTAATCCCTGTTTGATTTTGTCGCCGAAATAACTGGCAACCCCGATAATGCCAATTGCAAATAAATAATGGTAAGCGTATTTTTTGTCAAACATTATTCGATATTATAATAATCGCAGATATTTTTAGGAGAACCCATGGTTCCCCTATGACCCCTCCTTTAAATGCGAAGCCTATGACCCCTTATTTAAATGCGAAGCCTATGACCCCTTATTTAAATGCGAAGCCTATGACCCCTTATTTAAATGCGAAGCCTATGACCCTTATTTATAAAGGGAAGGTTCAAAAGGAAACCGTAGGTTTCCTTTACCTTAGTTGGAGAAACGCCGACCGAACCGTCTTCTGTTTTTCCTCGTACTCTTTTTGCAAAAGGTAGTCGCGGTGTTGTTTGTTCATAATCATTTGTTCTTTTTCTCTCTGTTGTCTTTCCAACAAACTGGATGCCTCGGCTTTTGACAAAGGTGCGCTTCCACCCGCGTCGCGTTCTCTTACGAACTGGTCCACCGTTTTGTATTGAGGTCTTTTGTTGAAATCCGCCTCCGAAACCGCAAACACGGTCTGGTCTTTATGCACTTTGCGCAAATCGTCAAATTTCAATTTACTAAAAACGTCGCAATCCACATATTCATTGGATTCCCCGTCGTCGTCGAAATAACTGGTTCCGCCGCCGCTTCGCATCTCTTGAACCCCTTTATATACCTGGAGCGCCGCCTGTTTCTGCTTAATTGCTTCCAGTTCGGATCCCATGTTTTTGGGATTCACCTGTCTTTTACTAAAATCGTCCATCTCCGGTTCGTCGCGTTTGAACCAGTCAAAACGGGAAGTGTCCGTTTTTCTCACCATATTTTGGTCGTACAATTCGTTGAATTTGCTGTTTGAAAACTTCTTTGAAATGTTGGCGTCCGTTGGCGCAGCATTGTTGCCAATGGAGGCATGCTGTTCTACGTCCGGCGTATATTGTTGCGGTGCTGCTTTCGAATCGCCATTGAATTTGGATTTTTGTTTGTATATGTTCAAGACGATTTCATACGCCTGTTTGTAAAAGAGGAAATAGTTAGCAGGCAATCGCGATTTGTCCGGATGTATCATGAGAACCTTCTTTTTCGCTGAGCGCATCGAATCTTCCGTCAAATTGTAGTTCAAATCAAAAAGACCGAAAATTTCTTCTAAAGAATATGTGTTTAAATCAAGATTGTGTATTGAAGCCATTTATTATATTTGAAGTATTTTATTTGGAGCAGTTTCCGACAAACAGGACTTCGTTCATTAAATTGTTCGTGAAAAATGCGAGTTCAATCACGTCCTCATGAACTTTGTGGAATATGGTTATGTATTTGCAGAGAAAGGGCAACATGCGGTATTTCTCTACTTCTTCCAGACTCTTAGTGAACTTAATATACGTGAAAAAATAATCCAGGATGTCAATGACCGAGTAGCCATAATCATAAATTTCGTATAATACGGCAATCGCACCGCTTAAGTCGCGTTCTTTCAACTTTGCAATATAACTGTCAAACTGCGTATACGATATGTTGGAACACAGTTTGTGCACCAGTTCCATATTTACTGGTTTGCCCAGTATGTATATTTTTTCCAAATGGTTTATGAGAACCCGGATGGAATTGTCGCTAACGTTTAATAAAAACTCTTTTGCATCCGCGTCAATAGTGAGTCGCTCCTTTTCCACGATTTTGTTCATGGTCGTTTCCAGATTTTTTCGTTCGACCTGGTTTATTTTCAATATGTGCAGACGGGATTGCAGACTTTCGTTCACTTTCTGAATGTTGGTGCAGACCGAGATGAAATGAATGTTTTTGGAATACTTATCAATGTAATTGCGGAAAACCTGCTGGCTCTGTTCGTTTATGATGTCAATGTCGTCGACCACGATGATTTTTTTCTTTCCGGGAATGTTTGATTTTGATTGGCAAAACGTTTTCATCTCGGTTCGGAAGAACTGGATGCCCTGTTCTTTCAGATTGTTGATGAACATGATATTGTGTTCGGGGAAAACTGATTTTTCGTTCATCCCGTAATATTCGCGGATGATTGCGTAGATCAACGACGTTTTTCCGGAACATGCGTTTCCTACAATGAGCAGATTTAGGTCGTCCAATTCTTGCAATACATTCAACACTTTGATGTGAGATGGCTCCAGGTAAAAATCGCGGATAAAATAAGGTTTGTATTTTAGTATGAAGGTATCGGGATCCATTAATTGAATTGTGAATAACGTTTTATATGGATTTTTTATTATTTTGTAAAAAAACGTATATAAATATTTTTTCAAAATAGTTATATAATCATGCCGAACCATTACGAAACTTTGGGCGTTTCCAAGGACGCAACCGAGAAAGAAATCAAACAAGCATTTCGCGCGCTGTCTATGAAGTTTCATCCGGACAAGGTGAAATCTAAAACCGCGGAGGAACAAGAGGAAGCGAATCGTAAGATGCAAGAAATCAATTCCGCAAATGAGGTTTTGAGCGACAGCCAGCAGAGACAAATGTATGATATGGAATTGAATGGTCAAGGGAACCCATTTGGTCAGGGGAACCCATTCGGTCAAGGTGGACCTTTTGGTCAGGGTGGACCTTTTGGTCAGGGTGGACCTTTCGGCAACCCATTCGGTCAAGGCGGACCTTTCGGCCAAGGCGGTCATAATGTTCATTTTGCCCAAGGACCCGGCGTGAATATTTTCGAAATGTTATTTGGACAAGGTCTCGGCGGTCAGAATATAGAAATCAACGGCATGCCGGGAGGAATGTTTTTCCAAAGACATATCCAAAAACCTCAGCCCATTGTAAAAGACGTCAATATAACTTTAAAACAAGCATACACTGGAATACCAGTTTCCATTGAGATCGAGCGATGGGTGCAGGAAGGCGATTTGCGAATTAATGAAACCGAAATGTTGAACCTCAATATCCCCCAAGGAATTAACGACGGCGAATCCGTCGTGTTGCAAGAGAGAGGAAACGTTATCAATGTCCATGGCAATAGTGTGAAAGGCGACGTCCAATTAAATATTCGCATATCCAACGATACCGGATTTACCCGAAACGCCAATGATTTGTACTATAAAAAAACAATCACATTGAAAGAGGCGCTCTGTGGATTCAAACTCAAAATTGAGCATTTAAACGGAAATCAACTCGCATTAAATGTGAATGTGGTTGTATTCACCGGCGCAAAACAGTCTTTCAAAAATCTGGGAATGGTGAGAGAAGGCGTTTCTGGTAATTTGTTTTTGGAATTTGATGTTAAGTTTCCGGAATCCTTAACCACAGAACAAAAAGAGGCACTTAACAATATTTTGTAAAATTGAAAAATTTTATGCATATGGCTGTTATGCATAAAAAAGATAGCCTAAACATGTCATTCACTGCCGTATTAAATTATTTAACATCCCCTGTTGGGATTTTCATACTATGGATTACTTTGCATTTTATTGCACCTCATCTCTACGTTTACTTCTGCACGCCCGCAACTGCAATCGGGTTTTTAATATCTCCACTTATCGCCACTGCGCCCCATTGTATGGCCTTTCGCTGGATCATATACAACGGCGGAACCATGATAACCACGATGTGGATGGTTATTGGAGGTTGGTTTATTCGCAAACTAGTTAACCGAGAAATCGAACACCAGAAGAGAGATTAGGAAGATTATTTGTTTCTTCGAGTTTTTTTTCGCGATTTTCCTCCAGTTTGGGCGGGTTGTTCCTCTACAATCGGTTCTTCTGTTACCGGTTCCTTTGTTTCTGGTTCCTTTGTTTCTGGTTGTTCACCTATTTCTTCAATGTCTTTTTCAAAAAATGTATAATAACTTAAAATTGCAGTGGTTATGCCAATAAAACCATACGTTATTGTAGTTGAAGTTATACTTGCATTTGCGGCAATTTTTATTGAATTTAGAACACCATTGATTTTACTTTTAGCACTATCATATAAACTCATTCTTCGTATATATATTCTTACTAAAATTATTCAAATAATATATATATGTTTTCAAACAGAAATAATAAATTATTAAAAATGATTTTGCAAAATGGAGGACAACCCGTTCAACAGCAGCAACCGCCAGTTCAGCAACCAGTTGAGCAGCAGCAGCAACAGCAGGAGCAGCAGCAACAACAGCAACCAGTTGAGCAACAGCAGCAACAGCAGGAGCAGCAGCAACAACAGCAACCAGTTGAGCAACAGCAACAACCAGTTGAGCAGCAGCAACAACCAGTTGAGCAGCAGCAACAACCAGTTGAGCAGCAGCAACAACCAGGAGATACAAACATAAACGAAAATTATCCAAATGCCGATTATTTATACGATAAAATCACATCACAAGAGAATCCAGATAATGTTAAAACGTATATATGTGCATTTACGATAAATAAAGAATCTGAGACTCATTTTGTTAAATATTTTGTTCAGCGCAAAGATTCAGTGGTTTCGTTGCCGTTTTTTGTATTTTCTTCAAATCAACCAGTTCAACAGGAACAACCACCAGTTCAACAGCAGCAGGAACAACAAGTTCAACAGCAGCAGGAACAACAAGTTCAACAGCAGCAAGAACCACCAGTTCAACCAGTTCAGCAGGAACAACAACAACCAGTTCAACAGGAACAACAAGTTCAACAGGAGCAACCAGTTCAACAGGAACCAGTTCAACAGCAGCAGCAACAGCAACCAGTTCAACCAATGCCTCAGTTTGGCGGTTTTAAGGACGATTCCAATGAAGAAAAAGATTTAGACACAATGTTTAAAGCAAAAACGATTGAGTTTGTCAAAACAATGTTCCATGAACCATCCTATATAGGCTATATACCCAATGTTTCCGAAAATGGTGCAATTTTTGTATTTGTGAAAATCGAAAACCCCCAACAACTCAATGCCGAATACATTGAATGCATACCCAACGAACTCGTTTTTTTAAAAAAAGTATTCAACACCGATGTCGACCAACCAATTAAGGATTTGTTCTCAAACAACACATGGCTTTACATAAACCAGAGTCTTAGTTCACCCTTTAGTGGTTATTTGTGCAAACAAAATGAACAAAACCAAATTGCAAATGTATCTAAAAATGAGACATCGGCAACCAATATTTATGACCAGTTTTTAATAAATCTAGACGGAATGGGCAGCCATTACTATTTTAGTTTTTTGCCTCTGGACACGCAAAACGCAGAATCGTATCAACGGTTTGCTTTGTTCCCGAAGGAATACGATTGTATTTTAGACAATAGCAATCTCGAGTATTACCGGCAAAATATGATTTCTTTTGAACAATCCGATTCCATTTATTTCAAAGGCGATGTTCTCACCGATAAAAAAGAAGGCCAGCAGTTTTTTGCAATGAAGAAACCAACCCAATTCGCAACGTTTTAAGTAAAAATTATAACATATTTATATTTTATAATTTATTATGAATAAAGAAGAAGTACAAACAAAAATAGAAGGACAACTTAACGATTTAAAGCAATTAGATGTATCCCCCATAGAAGTACAAACAACCGATAATTCAAAAGAACAACTTCTCGGAGTGAAGGCGCATGCAGAAAATGTAGATTTAAAATCAAACATTTTTTTTAAATCAATGGAAAAAATTGCCAACAAAATTCTGTTGATCGATTTTTTGAAAGACAGTTCGGGGTACCGATTTTATTTATTCTTATTATGGATGGGCTTTGCCTATGCACTCAATGTAATTACGTTAGGATTTAAAACATCTCAAACCCTTTTTGTTATGTATTGCTGCAATGTTTGGTTTATTGCTCTGGCGTTTATGTTTTTGTTTATTGTCAGGAAAAACAACTAATTATTATACCATGCTATCGTCAATCTCCAAATTGATGGTCTCGGATCCGTATTTTGCCAAAAAATTTGTCAAAATATCCTCGTCCAATTTTGCACGTAATGCATGACGAATTTCCTCCTTCAATGGTTTGCGTCCGTGGTTCGATGAAAATAGGCGCACATACTCCTCAATTTGCCGGTTTTGCTCCTTCATTTTATTGGCAATCGCCACTGTTCCGTTCATAAACTTTTGCTGGATTTCCAGTTTGCGTTGTTTCTCTTGTTCCTCGCGTTCTCTCGTCTCTTTATCTAACTGAATCTTTTCTTCGTATTCATTTTTGATTTCCTCCTGTTTCTTCAACATATCTTCTTGCATCTGGGTTATCTTCTGCGAAACCACCGAATAAAAAACGTCGTCCTTCTTCCTTGTCGCGTTCGGGTCCTTGTACCAGGGATGGCGGTCATCATCGGCTGTTCCAATGATATTGCAGACGTCGGGTTTCTTCAGTTTCTCAAACATTTCCGCTTTCTTCTTAAACTCCAACTCTTTCTTGGTATTTTGTTCCTGTTTCTTCTTGGAACAGCAATCATACCATTTTTGCACTTCTTCTCCTGAGAAGGTTTTAATAAATTCATCCACAATCGGAATCGGGATGGAAGGACTCGTCTCCATCAATCGGTCAAATTCGTCGCGGTTGGTTTTTAAGAAATGGCCCGCGTCCGATGAACGCTCGTCGGGGTGTTTCGCCAATTCAATGCGGATGTTTCTCGCGAATTTGTCCCACGCAATCGCAGAGACGCGGTGCGATTCGTTGTATTCGGATATTTTCAAATACTGTTGAATGGTGGTTAAGATACCGATGAAAATATTCACGGAACCGATCACCATCGGCGCATAAGGTTGCATTGATACCGGCAAACTGCCTTGGGCAAAAGATGCAGTTCCGGAAATGGTAGACATAATGATTGCGGGAATTGTGAACCATGCGTGTTTCTTAGAATAATTCTGGTGCGAACGCGTGTGCAACCATTTATAACACTTTGCAATGTCGCACCACTCCACTAAGATTTTCTCGTTCTCGGGCGACCACTCGACTTTGATTTCGGGCTCTTTTTTTTCGGATTCGTCCGCAGTTGATTCGTCCGGTTTCGGTTTTTCGGCATTTTTTGAGGAGTCGGCATTTTTTTGTTTTTCAGCCATTAATTATAATATATCAGAGAAAAATAAACTCAATTCTGACTAAACAATGTAAAAATAAATAATTATCAAAATCATATAATGTCGCAGTTTGTCACATGCAAATTATACGGCGGACTTGGCAACCAATTGTTTCAGATTTTTGCAACCATTGCGTATTCTCTTCGGCATAAGATTGATTTTCTCTTTGAATATAGCCCGAATCTGGGGAAACGTCCAACTTATTGGAACACTTTTTTGTCCGCCATTATTGACCGCACCACAACTAATATTTGTGGTGGAACGCGGATTGACCAAGGAGGCCACGGATTCGTTAATTTGCGAGAACCTTTGCCGAACGAAAACATCATGCTCAATGGATATTTTCAAAGTTATCTTTTCTTTGACGACCATTCTAAAACCATTTTGAAAATACTGGATGTAGAGAAACAACGAATCGTTGAAAAAATCCATAAAAATAGCATTTCTCTCCATTTTCGGAGGGGTGATTACAAAGAATTGTTAGATTGCCACCCCATTATGGAGATGGATTATTATGTAAATGCGCTCAATTATATATTGTTGATTAATGAAATGACGACCTTTAACAAAACCACCGTCTACTATTTTTGCGAAGAAGAAGACCTGGAAAGTGTAGAGAAAGACGTAGCCATATTAAAAAACGAATTTAGCGACAAAATTGTTTTTGAACGACATTTAGAAAAGACCGATTGGGAAGAGATGCTTGCGATGAGTTGCTGCAAACACAACATCATTGCAAATAGCAGTTTCAGTTGGTGGGGCGCCTACCTGAATCCGAATACGGACAAAATTGTGTGCTACCCCGCGACCTGGTTCGGACCCTTTATTTGCGAAAACACGGACGCAATGTTTCCGCCAAATTGGATAAAAATATAATTATATAACAAATAAGATGGAAGACCAGATGTTTCAATTGAAAAACGATTTTGAAAATGTGAAAAACATTGTTGACAAAATCGCAGAGATAAAAACAGCCATCAAGAAAAAACTCGGACAGTTGAAAGAGATCCACACCGACTTAATCAAGACCAACGATTCCAAAAAGATTTTTCTTATTTGCCTGGAGTCGTTTCATTTTCAGTACAAGGCGATGATATTTGACTCCGACAATTTGCAGAGAAACTTTCTCCTTCTCTCCAATCGCGCGTTTTGCGACTACACCAGTTTGTATGGTTTACTGCAAAAGATGTTTGAGGACTACAAAATTGATATTCCAACCGCGACCGTGCACCCCGTGTATAATGATTTGGATCCCTATTGTGAGTACAAAATGGAAGATATTAATTTGGCGCATGACAATTCAGTGGAATTGATAATGTGTTTGATTTGCAAGTTGAGAGAGAACGAAAATACCGTGAGCAAATACAAAGTAAAGTCCAAAAGCGGAATTCGAATTGCCAATTTCATAAACACGCTGGAGTATGACAACAATATTTTGAGAGACCAGATTGAACTCTACATCAATTACTGCGATTTCTTTCAAAGCACCCAGCATAAATATTTCAATAAATTGTTGGAAAAAATAAAGGCACTGCAACACGATATTGATGAAGACATCATGTTTCACGAAACCCAGTGTCCCATAGATGAAGATGAGATAGATGGAGACGAGATAGATGAAGATCCGGTAGATGGAGATCCGGCAGATGGAGACCAGACCGGTTCGCAGTGGACCACAAATCCACTTATTCTTACGCATCCGGTGCATTATGATCCGAGTGGCTCAAAAGATCCGGTGTCTAAAGATCCGGTGTCTAAAGATCCGGTGTCTAAAGATCCGGTGTCTAAAGATCCGTCAGGATCTGAACCTAAAGATCCGTCAGGATCTGAACCTAAAGATCCGTCAGGATCTGAACCTAAAGATCCGTCAGGATCTGAACCTAAAGATCCGTCAGGATCTGAACCTAAAGACCCGTCAGGATCTGAACCTAAAGACTTGACTGGAGCAAATCCTTTAACCGATATGAACTGGGGAATTGCATTTGAAGAATTAGGCAAGGAAGACGAAGATAAAGAGGAAGACGAATCAAAATCCCCCATAAATAAAAAAAAAAATAAAAAGAATAAGAAATGAGTTTAATTAAATGTCATTATATATTTGCAAAAAATATATGATGGAGGAAACAATGAAAAGGGAAGGTTTAAGGGTAATTATGACGGTACTCGACGGCGGGTCCAACCCAATTTACGACCAAATGCGCGATATCTGGAATCTTTACCGAAAATGCAGAGAACCCAATGTCTACGTTTATTTTTTGAAATATTCGAACAATGCTTCTCTGTTTCCAAACAACCAAAAATATTATATGGATGAACAGACAGCAACACTTTACCAATATGGCGTAGAAACCGTTATCCCGGGAATTTTAGAAAAAACGCGCGGGGCCATTGAGTACTTTTGCGAAACGACCGATTTTGATTATTTTTACCGGACCAATCTTTCATCCATGTTCGATTTTGACACAATGCTCGAATACCTGGAAAACAATCCGACAGAATATGGCGGACGATTGGAGAATGCATTTAACCAATATGAATTCGCATCCGGATCCGGATATGTTTTGTCGAGGTCCGCGTGCGATGTATTTTTGAACCACTTTGACGAAATGATGAGCGACACAACACTATTTGATGATGTTGCCGTGGGTAAAATTATGCAGAAATATGTGAAAATGTCCTTTATTCCGAGGGTTAATTTTGCACATACAGACGACCCAGACATTCTGAATATTTTGGAGAACGATTTCAAAGAAATCTACCATTATCGGTGTTTATCCGACGGCGACCATACAAAAACGATTTTTTATATGATGAAAATTTACACCAAAATTAGGGGAACGTAGTTCCCCTATGACCCCTCCCTTTAGGGGAAACCTTAGGTTTACCCCCTTTTTGCTTTGATTATCCCTTCCCTTATTTAGTATGGGTTCATAAGGGAACGACGAGTTTCCTTATTTAGTATGGGTTCATAAGGGAACGACGAGTTTCCTTATTTAGAAGAGAAATTTCTTAAACGAATTCCGTTTTCTGAACGTCCTTCGCTTCTTAAATTTTTTGAAAGTTTTATTCACAGGTTTCTTCTGTTGGGCTTTCTTCTCTCGGATTGCATCTGGCGACAATATAATTTCGCGTTTCACCTTTTCCAAATGACGCGTTTTCGTCTTTTTGCGTTCATCGTTCGGGTTGTATTTCAAAAACCACTCGTCATATTCGGGTGTGCCTTTTTTACCCATCAATTCTTTGAATTTCTCCGCTTTTTGGGTGCGAATGTCTTCCAACATTTTCTGTTTACCATAACATTCAATGGAGAACCGTTTCAACAAACCCTCCTGGCTGAGTCTGTTTCTCTGCTGAACATCAAATAAAAACATTGCCATGCACAATATCTTGTCTTTGTTTTTATAATACTCCTTCTTTGAATAGAGAAATGCCAGATAAAACGACAACAAAGTATCAATCGTTGCAACATTGATTTCTTTGTCGTCTACCTTGATTTTGTTGTAGCTGTGGCATGCAATCGGCTGGTAAATAAACGCAACGGATTCTTCGCCAATCTTGATTTCAATGTTTCGCGGAATAATTTCATTGATTTCCGCGTGTTCTACCAACACGATTTTCTCCTTTATTTTGGTTTCCAATTGCTCCTTCACGATAATGGCGCATTTGTCAATGTCTTCCGCAATTACATCAAAGTCCGCGGTTTTCGCTACTTTGCGTTTCTCGTTTTCGGGCATATACTTGGAATAGAGAGAGCACGCATACCCTCCAATAAAAATTGCACTTAGCGAAATCAAACTGTCGCGAATAATGATGTGGATGTCTTCTTCAACTTCTTTTGATGATAAACTAACAAAGCTTTTTTTAATGCTGACACTGTCTTTGCTGATAATTGACCGGATCGTTTCTTCCTCCATTTTTTTCTGAAACTCGACCTGGTTGCAGTTCGTGGATGGATTCACGGGGTAATGCTTGTTTAACAGTGCCAACCGTTTAAAAACCTTTTCCCAACGACTCACGTCGCCCATTGGTCTCGACAACTCTAAATACATATTCATACGCAGAAAATTGGCGGGGGCGTACTTGATTCCTGCAACCTTGATGGCGTCATTGTACAAAGCGTCGAAAATGTCCTCGTGCAAATGCGTAATGTCGGCGACGGCAATAAAATTCACAAAAACCTTGTACGTTCCGTGGTGGACGCCGGATTTCGCCTCAACCTCTTTGTATCCCGCGTCGGCATAAATGTTTGCCAATTCAATTGCGTCGTTCAAAGCGGTTTTGGAATAGAAATCGTAGTCGGGAATTTCAATTTCTCTGTTGTAAAACTGGTCCTCTTTCGGCAAAATATTGTTGATGGCGGTGCCTCCATAACAAATCAACGGTTTTCTCTCCAAAAATGTTTCTAAAATTTTGATAATCTTTTGCACATCGTCGTTCATGACCGTTTTTTTTGCACGTATGGTCTCACTTTCGTCGACGGCCTGTCTCAAAATTGCCAATTCGCATTCTTCGAAAGACATTTTGTTGTTGCATAATGAGTTGTTGTATTTACTCATTTATTATATATTATTGCGGTATATAATAAAGGAAACCTACGGTTCAGCTTCGCTTCCGCCTTTAAAACCTTCCCTTTAAATGGAAACCACGGTTTAGCTTCGCTTCCGCCTTTAAATGGAAACCTACGGTTCAATACGATTATGCCTTTTGTTGAAGGAATAAGCAAAGCAAAAAAAGGCGTAAGAGAAGCTTTGCTTCTCTGAATACCTAGGTTCCCTTTGCGGAATTCCCCCTTCTCTCTTCTAAAACAATTGCAGCAACTGGAACAAACGCCGATTGGTTCAGGTTGAAAATATCTTCGTACGCGCTGAGTTCGTCGCTTTTTTTGGAAAATTTGTACAATAAAAATTGCGGGTGCAGTTTTGAAATTGTTTCGGTCGGGTTGGGCGGATTGAGTTGTTCAATTTGTGTCGGCGTTATCATCATAAATCGCTTATTGTCGGTTTTGGTTCCCGCCTTATTCGTCATAACTGAAGATTGGGGAAGTGTGTCTAAATCCGAATATGTGTATTTTGAAAAACTGATGGTTCCCGCCTCCATGTTCACATAATCGGATATTTTGAAACAAGGACTGGATGGACATTTGATTAATTTTTTATAATCCGGCGAACTTGTTGTATCCATTATAATAATCACTTTTCCCATTAGGTCTCCCAATTTTGTTTCACTATTCACTTCGTCCTGGTACAATTTGTTTTTAAAATTATTATCAATCAGTGCGGCAACGCGTGAATAGGTCTCTGGACTATTGTTTTTGATTCGCAACGATATGAATAATGGGTCTTTTGGCGAAGGGGCTGGCTTCGTAAATGCGTATCCAATCGTCGTGATAAATGCGTCGCCCAATGACAATCGATTCTTACTCTCGTTTTTAGTATCCATGCTTTGGTATTCGGGGTCTTCGGAATAAGACACATACTCAATGTTGTTTCGCGTATAAATCTCGAAATCGATCAATCGGCATCCTCTCTCCAATACTTTCTGGATTTGTTCTTTTTCCGCAATGTTTGATTCGTTGATTGCTGTATTATATGACGATTTCACAATAAACTCGCGAATTGGTAGAGAGAGATATTTTTCGGGAAGATCGCCAATGGCCACACCCGGAGGAGAGTCAAATCCCTCTTTCAATTCCTGTTTTTCTTTTGCATAATTTAATTTAATGGTTTGACGCGACTTTAATAAATTGTAAATTATCAGAATGGAGATGAATACAATTACTAAAATCAAAAATTTTTTCACCAAATGCATTCTATATTAGACCGACCGAAAATAAAATAAGGGAACCTACGGATTTCGCTTCGCTTACCCCTTATGAACCCTCCCTTATAAAACCTATTTGAATTCCCTTATGAACCCTCCCTTATAAAACCTATTTGAATTCCCTTATTTTAAAGGAGGGTTCATAAGGGAACGTAGTTCCCTTATAATTAATAGCAGACAAACAAATTTAAATCCACAGTTGTATTATATAATATACAATGGCGGGTGGATTACTAAATCTTGTTGCCGAAGGAGCAAACAACACAATTATTCAGGGCGGCGACAGTCAAAAAACATTGTTCAAAGCAACCTATAAAAAAATAACAAATTTCGGTCTTCAAAAATTCCGGATTGATTACGACGGGCTCCGCGATTTGCGGACATCGGAGGCATCCACATTTTCGTTCAAAATGCCGCGATACGCTGAGTTGCTGATGGACACATACATTGTCATTACTCTACCCCATATATGGAGCCCCATCTATCATCCGTGTCCCGAGACAAACAACAAATGGGCGGCCTACGATTTTCGCTGGATTAAAGACATTGGTTCGCATATTGTCAAAGAGATTGAAATCAAATGTGGAAATTTCACTTTGCAGAAGTACTCGGGTGATTATTTAGCCGCAATGGTCGAACGCGATTTCAACGAGTCGAAGAAGGGGCTTTTCAATCAAATGTCCGGAAATGTGGCCGAGGTGAATGACCCGGCCAATTCATACGGCCGTGCAAATTCGTATCCGTCCGCTTTTTATACGGGCAGCACGTTGGGTGCGGAGCCTTCGATCAGAGGCAGAAGTCTTTACATCCCAATCAATGCATGGTTTACCCTCGACAGCAAATGTGCTTTTCCGATGGCTTCTCTGCAATACAATGAATTGTATATCAATATAACGTTGAGACCGATCGAGGAACTTTTTCAGGTGCGTGATGTGTTTGATGATATTAACAATTACCCGTATGTCCGACCGGATTTTACCCAGGACCGATTCCAAATTTACCGGTTCTTGCAAACTCCTCCCTCCGAAATAATTACCAAAGATAAATACCCGAATGTCATGAACGGTTGGAACGCGGACATCCACGTTTTAGCAACTTATTGTTTTTTGTCGAAGGAAGAAACCAAAAGTTTCACAGCGGAGAACCAGGTTTATTTGGTCAAAGACATCATTGAATACAATTATGAAAATGTGACCGGTTCCAAGAAAATCAAAGTATTGTCCAATGGAATGGTAGCGAATTGGATGTGGTACATGCAGAGAAACGACGTATATATGCGAAACGAATGGAGCAATTATACCAATTGGCCATATCGAACACTTCCGGGAGATATTAAAAATGCACCATTGGTTGGAACAAATCCGGCAATTTTTTTAACATTGGACCCTAGCAGCAATATTGGCCCTTTGATAAACCCAAATGGAAAAAACACCGGATATTTCATAACTGGCGATTTCACCGTTGAGAATCGAAAAGAGATTTTGGAAACGATGGGGATCCTTTTCAACGGCGAATACAGAGAAAATCTTTTGACGAGAGAAGTGTTTGAATATGTTGAGAAGTATACGCGCACGACCGGGTTCTCCAACAATGGGCTTTACTGCTACAATTTCTGTTTGAACACGAACCCGACCGAATATCAGCCAACGGGCGCAATCAATATGTCGAAATTCAAAACTGTAGAGATTGAAATCAACACCTTTGTTCCGCAGTTTGATTTGCAAAATTACGATTATCAAATCACGTGCAATGGCGAGGGGGTTGTTATTGCGACCAATGCACCAACTTGGCGTCTCTACGAATACAACTACAATATGAAATTGTTTGAAGAGAGATACAATGTGTTGTCGTTTGTGGGTGGTTATTGCGGGCTTTTGTATGCCAAATAAGGGAACTACGTTCCCTTATGAACCCTCCTTCTTCAAATGGGATTTTGTCTTCCTTTATTTAAGCGTGAAACCAGCAAACCTTAGTTCCTTTGATATATATATAGTGAATGACCACTTGGATTAACAAAGAAAAATTTAAAGAACATAGATTTAAAGAAGAAAACTTTAGTATAAAGGAAACTGATGGAAGGATGATAAGGGAACGGCAGGTTCCCTTAAAGGAAACCGACGAGAGGATCATAAGGGAACAGCAGGTTCCCTTAAAGGAAGGATTTGATAACATTTCTTTGCAGAAGAATCCACTGGAACAATTTTTGAAAGCAAACCCTTTGAAATCCATTTTTGATAGTGAACCAATTGATTCGCGAAATTTGAAAGAAGGATTAGTGCCAACGAAGGTTGAACAGCCCGCGACGGATGAAGACGACCTTGATAATCTCAATCCATTTGGAGCTCCACCGGATGAGATGATTTCTGATAACAAACCTAAAAATAAAAAGATCCCAAAGGGTCTAACCCCGGCTGATAGAAAACACGATAATGCATTGATAAATTCAATAACAATTTCTCTGGTTTCTCTGTTTATAACACTTTATGTCAGCTATAATTGGTATTTTAATTTTACAGAGGGCTTTTCAAAGAGATTCCAGTTTTACGAAAAGTTTGACGTCGTGAATTATATGTATTTTTTCACTGAATATTTCTACAAAATTGTAAAATTATTTGATGAAACCACTTCGATTACAATACCTGGATTTGTCAATAAAATAAAAAACAGTAGACGGTTAGTTTTCATTCTGATTTTCATGATTTCCTATTTTATTGTAAAAACCATCGTTTCTCTTTTTATGCGCATTTATAAGTACTTCATGTCTTTTATTAAAATGGGTAAAAAAAGGGTGGATATAACGAGTCTAATGAAAAATTTTTATAACCCTAAAGGTGGCAATATCTATATTACGCTGGTTTTTGTTTTCTTCGTAATTGAAGGAATCATTTCGAGCTTTAAATCTGGATATGTCGATAAAAAGATGGGCGATGCTATGGGCGATGCTATGAATACTGCTACGGACCCCAGCAGTTCATTTAAAGACTCGATGACCTCATTTAAAATTGCCCATCCTCTCGTGTATTTAATTGTCGTTTTGATTCGTATTTCAATTATATATCTTCCTACAATTTCTGCGGTTTATGGTTTGTTTTTCTTATACTTCAATTTTTATTCATTTTTTGGTATAGCCTATTACTTGAAAATCGATAAGGACGCAATTGATGAAGCCAACATATACAATGGTGTGAGAGACGGGTCTTTTATTGACATGTTTCGCCGAATTCATGCGGCAATGAATGCAAACGAGGTATTGTTTGACATCAAGGATGAACCCGGCATATCAAATAAGCTGGAACAAGGTCTCCGAATATTATTCAACAATTTACCATTCATCCTTATGTTTATTGGGTTATTTAGAACAATCCCGTCTATATTGAAGATTTATTCGCCCATGTACAAATGGGCCGGAATTGGATTAATCAGCAGTTTTGGCGTTGCAATAATTAAATTTATGATGGAAGAAAATCCGAAAATCTACATTTTACAACAAGAAATCATAAATAATGTAGGCAACAGTTTTAGTTCACTTTCCAAGATTTTTGAAAAAAAAGAGGATGATGTTTCTGCAAACGTACCCTCAAACGCACCTTAAAAAACATCACCCAATAACGATATAAATATAAATTGTTTAAATTATATATATAATGCCGAGAGCCAAACCACATGAAACTAAATTAAAAAAAAAGTATTACCCACTTGTCAGTATATGCACGCCTACATTCAACCGCAGACCTTTTATTCCAACCATGTTTGAGTGTTTTCGCAATCAGACTTATCCCAAAGACCGAATGGAGTGGATTATCGTGGACGATGGAACTGACCGAATCCGCGATTTGGTGGAAAGTTCTGGAATTACCCAAATCAAATACTTTGAAATGCCCAAAAAGGTTCCTCTCGGAGAGAAGCGCAACTATATGCACAGCAAAGCGACCGGAACCATTATTGTATATATGGATGACGACGACTATTACCCACCTGAACGTGTCTCTCACGCGGTTGAGAAATTGATGGAGAACAAACAAGCATTGTGTGCGGGGTCCAGTGAAATCTACATTTACTTCAAACACATTCAGAAAATGATTCAGTTCGGCCCCTATGGACCCAAACACGCAACCGCCGGAACATTTGCTTTTCGCACGGAACTTTTGAAACAAACCAAGTACCAAGATAATGCGGCGGTTGCGGAAGAACGCGCGTTTCTGAAAGGATACACAATTCCTTTCGTGCAATTGGACCCGATGAAAACCATTCTCTGCTTCTCCCATGAACAAAATACATTTGATAAACGCAAATTGTTGGACAATCCGCACCCGGATTATGTGAAAGAATCGCCCAAAAAAATAACCGATTTCATTCGTTTGGAAAAGGAGGGGAACATTAAAAAGTTTTTCATGGAAGACATTGACCCGCTTCTGGAAAAATACGAACCTGGAAATCCTAAAATGAAACCCGACGTTTTGAAACAGATTGCGGAAATTGAAAAAGACCGCGATAAAATGGTGCAGGAAGAAATGTCGAAAAATGGACAAATTATGATGAACCAACCTGGAAAACCGCCCACCACGATGTCGATGACTCAGGTTGCGGAGTTGTTGTCAAAACAGGGCGAAATGTTGGCAAAACAAGGGGAGTATCTTAAAGCGTATGAAAGACGTATCTCGGAATTGGAAACCATAAACCGGAATTTGCAAAAAATCATTATGGAGAAATCTGGACCCAAAGAAGTACAAAAACCCAGTACTTTGCAGGAAATGAATACGGTGTATGGACCGGCTTTAACTAAGGCAGGGCCGACAGATAAGGCAGGGCCGACAGATAAGGCAGGGCCGACAGATAAGGCAGGGCCGACCGATAAGGCAGGGCCGACCGATAAGGCAGGGCCGACAGATAAGGCAGGGCCAACCGCTTTGTCGACTGCTTTGTCGCAAACACCAGAACCGGTAATAAAACCATTGTCGAAATCTGAACCGCTGTTTAAATTGGACCCGTCTATGATTTAGTAAATCCAAACAACAATTTAGGATATTTTATATAACACTATTATATAAAATGCCCAGAGCCCCCGCTGAAAACACCCTCGTGAAAAAGACAATGACAAAAATTAAAAGCTGTACTAAAAAGTACAGAAAAGCCGTTCGTACGTATTACAAAGCCAGTTCAACTTTCGGTAACTATCGGGGTACTGATTCAAAGCGCCGTACAACATTATATAAAAAATCGGAAAAGGCGAGTGATAAGGCAGACAAAATCCAAGACGAGTGCAAACAGCATCGTGTAATTTTACAGCATTTGATGCGTTCCAAACAAGTTGTCAAGGAAGACAACAAGATCAAAATTCAAAATTTGTTTGCCGAACTTGATAAAGATGAAATGGAGTGGTCGTCCAATACTTCAAGCGATAAGGAGGCTATGGAACACCCTCTGGGGCGTAATATTTAAACCCTTGAAGAATTAAAACGTCCCATTTTAAATCTTTACTGGTTAAGGCGCCATTTGTTTTTGTAGTTGGTTATATTATTCTTTTGCAAAAATAATATAAAATAAGGAGGGTTCATAAGGGAACTACGTTCCCTTATTCATCTTCGAAGTCATCAACAACCACATCCTTCTTAACATTTTTGTCTAAATACCGATAAATTCTTTTTATATCTAATTTATTGATGTCATAGGTTTCAAACACCTTCTCCACCGAATTCAAAACATTGACGTCGTTAACAACGTCCAGTTTCTTATTTGAATAAAAAATCCGCAAATCCTGGAACAGAGACATCAAATCTTTCTTATCCAAATCCAGTTTCTGACACAAATCGTAAATGAACTCAATGTTGTTGTATTCCGTCGAATACTTGGTCAACACCTTAGTGAAACGAACCTCATTCAGTGTTTTCGATCCTTCCTCGACCAAATGAAATATTCGATTGTTGTTGAACGTTTTCATCAAACTGCTCATCTCATTAAAATGCCAAATCTGGTTCTGAAACGTGATGCGGTCAATATAGTCCGAATAACACACATTCTCTAAAAAACGCAAATAAAACGGCAACGACTTTTGCGGAATTGCGTCCACGATGTTTTCGTGCCAGAGCAACGCGACCGTGGTTCGGTCAGTTTCGTTCATCAATGTATTGTGGTCTTCCATTTTGTACGGATGCGCAATCAGCGATTTGGTTATTTTATTGGTGTCTTCGTTGAAGGTTTTTATATTCAGGATTTTTTGCAAAATCTCTGCGTCGATTAGGTCGGGGTTTTTATTATAAAGTTTTTTAATAAATTCCAATTTTCGCAAATCTCCAGAAACGTATTTTTCAATTATGTTTACTTTCAATTCCTCGATTTTAGGAAAAGTGGTTTTTACCACGCTCGTTATTTGTTCGGTCGTCGGCGTTTTCAATTCAAATAGGTTGCACACCTTCATCAATTCTTTGATTTTCTTATCCACATTGTAGTTGCCAATGCAAATAATTGGATTCAGTGTCATGTTTTCCAATCGCTGTTTTTTCGTCTTTTTTTGGCGAATCAGCTTGATCAGGGCAGTGAGACCCCCCTTGTCGCCGCTGTTCATTCCGTCAATTTCGTCCATTACGATGGCGATTTTTTTGACGCGTCGGTGCATCATATCCAAGACGTTGCATGAAGAAATGTTGTTGCTGGCGATGTTTTCAATGAGCGCCTTGTTTCTTACGTCGCCGGCATCATAGTGGATGACATCGTAGTTCATTTTTTTCAAAATGTTCATTACGAACGTGGTTTTTCCAACACCGGAAGAACCATAGATGTAAAACCCCTTTTTGAAATTCACGTTTGTGTGGTTTTTCTCAAAGTTGTTGAGTATCTCACACATTTCTTTTTCGGTTTGTTCTCTGCAAAATATTTGGTTCATTATTTTAATTAACGGGTAATCTTTAATTAAAGTAAAAAAATATAGTTTTGTTCTCGTATGAACGCATAATAAGAGAACTCGTCGTATTCAGCGAAGCTTACGCCTTATGAACCCATACTAACAATAATTTTTAAAAAAGCATTATGAACCCAATATCAAAAAGGAGGGGTCATAGGGGAACCTACGGTTCTCCTACTAACGCCCGAACTTGCTGAAATCAGTCGTTATCGCCATAAAATTCCCCCCTTTGGATTGCAATGCGCCATTGTATGAATATGGGTCATTGGGTTTGCTGTTGGGATAATTGGGTACGCCCGTAGTATTACTTCCGGGTCTGTATGCCGTACTATTTGAAGGATATCCCGACGCGTTTGCACTACTGCTTGTATTCATCGGTCCGCCATACGATTGTTGGTATCCGATTCTGTCTAAGCCGAGCGCACTCGCGGTTGAACCCAACACATTTCCAACTACATTTTGCGCAGTGTCGATGGTTTTATTCACCACGTTTCCGGCAACATCTACCGTTTTATTCACCACGTTTCCGGCGGCGTCTACTGTTTTTCCAACTACGTTTCCAGCGGCATCTGCGGTTTTTCCCAAGACGGATCCAGTTGCATCTGCGGTTTTTCCCAAAAAAGATCCTGTCGCATCCGCGGTTTTTCCCAAGACGGATCCGGTCGCATCTACTGTATTGGCTACGGCACTTCCGGTTGAACCAACCAGGGTCTTTTTGTCGAATGCAAGCGATGAACTGTCTGCTGTCTTGGTTCCGGAACCGCCGTTTCCTCCGCAGTCTGTGCAAACACCACCAGTTTTGCATCCAGGGCATGCTGGGCAAACCGGCGGGACAATCTGGGTTTTCAATAAATAGTCGCTGGAATTGGTCGAGCCGACCGCGTTGGCATTGAAATAAATATACCATCTCGCGAATGAGTCCAACAAATCACTGTTTCCGCTTGTATCGACTGCAGTTGCATTGGATGCATTGGTTGCATTGGTTGAATTTATCGAAGGATTTGCACTATAAACTCCATCTTTTGTGAACCGGAAACACTTGGCCGCCTTTACCATTCCGTTTGAATCCAACATGTTTCTGAAAACAGATAAAACAGTATTGTCACCATTCGCCCAATACATGATGGTATGTTGGCCAGTTGCATCTTGGATAAAATAGGGGGCAACCGATGATTGGCTAAATGAAGTTTGGGATGCGGGTGTCGTATTTCCAGTTGTTATCGCAGTATACGAAAAACTGGACGTTTTGCTTCCTCTTGCATATACATCCAACTTGGCACCCGTGCCATTTGTCTTTATCAGCAAATTGCCGTTCTTAACGTCAAACCACACATTGGATACGACTTGGTAAACGGTTTGCACTTTGTCGTAAAAATCCACTACAACATTTGTGGTGTCCTTTCCGTCGCTCGTATAATTGAATGCAGGTTTCAATGCAATTGTGTCGGATACAGTATAACTATTGGTGGATTGTTTCATAGCGCCGTTGAAATACGCGGTGACTGCGGGCCTATAGGAACCAACTGTTGTGGTATTTCCGGAAACTGTGGTATTTCCGGAGATGGTCGCATTTGCTAAATCCATAACATAGAGATAAGTATCATTGCCCCAGGTGATATAATTCAATTGATTTGTACTTCGAAATCCCTTCACCGACCACTCGGTTTCTAAAGATTCGATGGTTTTGATCTTGCTTTCTTCGCACTGTTGAGACATGATGGCGTTGCCGGAACCACGGGTGTAAGTGTATATTGGGTCACCCATTTTTCTCGGCACCACATCAATGGATGAAACGGTTGCGCCAGTTGAATCGGTTGTGTTCACATAGAGAGACGCCGTTATAAATACTGAGTTTCCATTTCGGTTGTCGTAGAAAATGTCGTCATACAGCTTGACAATGGCGTTTCCGGAATCATATGCAGGTACAGTTTGAGAACTGAAACTATTGGCGTCCTTAAGATAGCCGATGAATCCCTCGGAAACAAGTCCCCACCGTTTCACCGTTGTGGCAATGACCAATACGATTAATAGTGTAAAAAATAATAATAGCGGACTTAATTTGATTTCACTTAACATTGTAAATATATATTGTATCGCGAGAAAATAGAGAATTATTTGCAGACCCTAAAATTGATTTATAAGCATCATAATCAATATTTTGCAAAAACAAATAAACCTAAATATCTATTGAATTTAATGGAGCCGATTGCTGAACCAGTAAAAGTGAAAAGAGAGAGAAAGCCGAAGGCTGACCCAAAGCCGAAGGCTGACCCAAAGCCGAAGGCTGAATCCAAACCGAAGGTTGACCCAAAACCAAAAGTTGTACTAAAACCCTGCTACAATGAAGACACCGAGTTTGAAATTGGCATTGACGAGGCGGGTCGCGGACCCCTGTTCGGGCGCCTGTATGTTGCCGGTGTGATTTTACCTAAAGATGTGGATTTGTTCCATCACGATTGGATGAAAGACAGCAAACAAATCAAATCGAGAAAAAAGATGGTGGAACTCGCCGACTACATAAAATCAAAAGCCATCGCGTGGCATATCTACTATGCCGAAGCGGACGAAATTGACAGCACCGGTATTCTTAATTGCGTCATGAAAGGGATGCACCAATGTGTTAGTGAAAATCTGAAGAAAATTGCTTCTACAAATATTCGCAATGGTTTGTTGTTGGTGGATGGGAATTATTTCCGGCCCTATTCCAGATTTGATGAAGAGACCGAATCACTCATAACGATGCCCCACGAAACTGTGGAAAAAGGGGACGGGACATATTCGTCCATCGCGGCGGCATCGATTTTAGCGAAAAACGAGCGAGATACCTATATGGAGGCTTTGTGCAAAGAACATCCGGAATTGGGCGAGAAATATTCGATGCACACCAATATGGGGTATGGGACTAAGGCGCATTTTGAGGGGATACGGGAGCATGGAATTACAGAATGGCACCGAAAATCCTATAAAGGGGTTGGATAAATATCGGAGGATATTGTATATAGGATTATGAATTTATTTAATAAAAAACCAATACGTTCAACAGAAGAAATATCAAAAGATATTATTGACTATCTACAAAAAAAAATGAAAAACTCCAATTATGAAAATTGTTTTACTTATAAGGAGAAAACAAAAAATAAATGGAATATATTCGCATCAGCACCAGTTAATGAGTATATTCCTGAACCCGACTTTGAAAATTTGGATGCTGAAATGAAATCAAAACGTCTTCACATTTTTGAGATTGCAGAAGATAACAATTTATTTAAAAGAGTAGAAAATACAACACACAACTTCACACCACTTACAGGTCAAGATTATTATATGTATGATAATACTTTCCGTTACGGGTTTTATAAAATTGGTAAATATAGTCACACCGTACACCATGCAGGAATAAGTTTCAATAATTATCAATCCCAACAACAGAGATTTTTTAAACTTACACCATCTAGTGAAGCAAAACCTGCTCGTGGTGCTGTGTATGAATATAATAATCCAGATAATGCACATGTGATAGAAGCAGATAATGCATCCACTATAAATCCAAATGATGCACCCGGTGTAAATGAAACCGATGAAACCGTCATAGATCCAAATAATATAGATTTAGGTATCGGCGGAGGAAAACCCAAAAAGACCCGTCGTAAGAAAAACAAAAAGCGTCGTTCATCCAAACGCCATAAAAAATAATATGACAATACTTCAATGATTTATTGTCATAAGTAATAAGAATCTGCAAACGCCCATTATTTTATTCGTAATAAATAAAATCTATAAATTTTTTATAAATGCAAAATTCTGTTCTCTCGAATGTTCTTTCATCTAGCGAAATCGCTGATATATTGAACCAACCCGATGTAATAACAAATCGGGAAAAACTGTCAACTCAAAACGTAGTAAAATTTGCAATTACATTACCGAGTTTAATCAAGACTAAATTGCAAAATAGTTTATCGATTGATTTATCCCATGTATCCACCATTCCCATGAGATGGATTACCGGCGATACATTACCGCATATTGATAAAGGCGAAGCACATTTCAATACCACCTATTTAATTTATTTAACCGATAGTGCTGGTAGTTTAATCGTAGATGGAATAAATTATTCCATTGTTGCCGGCGATGCGCATATTTTTAGCGAAGGACTCGAACACTCTACCATCAATACTGGAACCAATATGCGGTTGATCATTGGACCTATGAGCGAAAGTGGATTTGCGGTTGGAGGCGGTATTACTTATTTTGGCAATCAAGCCGATGCATCAACTTATGCAAATTATATAAATACGGATGGTAGTTATACGATAAAAACAATAAATGGTATTTCATCATGGACAATTTTAACCAATTCTTCCGGTGGTAATGCGGGGTCTCCAAATGGCGGACCATACAATGTAGGTAGTACATTAATTCCAGGACCACAGTATTATGTATACCCCTATACGAATCCTATTTCCAATACTTGTTTTCCCGCCAACACTCCCATAACTACCGACCAAGGTATTATTCCAATTGAAAAAATAAACCCATTAAAACACACAATTCGCAATAAACAAATTATGGCAATTACACAAACCATAACACAGGATGAGTATTTAGTGTGTTTTGAAAAAAATGCGATAGCTAATAATATCCCTTGTGAAAAAACAATTGTCAGTAAGAATCATTTAATATTTAATAAAGGGGAGATGATAAAGGCAAAAGATTTTATAGGAAAATATGAAAATATTTATAAAATCAAAAATAAAAATCAGATTTTATATAACATTTTACTTAAAAAACATGATAAAATGATTGTTAACAATTTAATATGCGAAACATTGCATCCCGACAATACGATTGCAAAATTATACACTGTATTGCCTAGATTTAATTTAGAACAACAATGCGAAATGATTACAAAATATAACAAAATTTTTAGTAAAAAATTAAGTAAATAAACATTCGGATTTTGTTCCTTTATACAGGTAACGATTTAAAATGGCACACCCCGTAGGGGTGTTATTTTAAATCGTTACCAATACCGCGCTATTGAAGATTTAAAATGTCTCATTTTAATTCTTCAATGGCGTAAAACAAACAACTTCTCCAATTCCGATTTGGAAACATTTTTTATGCAACACTCTTTGTCCATCTTGGAATATCCAATCATGAACTCTTCTTCGCCCGTTTGGACAAACCCTAAAACATATTCCACCTTTGCTTCGTCCAATGTGAAGAACTTGGTCCATCGTTTGACCTCGCCCGTCTCCAAATCCAATGCAACCAAAATATGATAGTAGTATCTGCGTTCTTCATACGACACCACGTGCGCAATGAACCAGGTTTCATTACCGACGCGAATACCATTGGTGGATCCGCGGAGAAGTTCGAAAAACCTCGGCGACTTCATGTCTCTCTTATTCTGCAACATATTTGCATACCCGATTTCATAGGTGGTTCGCCAGTCATAGACAACGCGTATCTTATCATTGGAATCCGCATACAAAACCCAGTTCTTCTCTATGTTCGAACACCCGTCGGTCTTTACCAAAAACGAAGAGCGCGTACACTGTTTCTCATAATCAATGGTTCCATACTCTACCCGCATCTTTCCGTCCTGGGTGCCGCGATTGGCTGTGAAATGAGTCTTGCCTCCATGCTCAAACAAACGGATATCCTCCAAACCCACATAACGCCCGTCCAACTCCGTGTTGTATCCGAGTTCAAATGTCTTGGAACCAACCGAGATCATATTCTTCGTAGTTATGTGTTCTTGGTTAATGTATCCACCATTCTCGTCAATGTAGTAATTGACGTGTCTGCGATTAATTACTGTCTCTCCATCATGTATGCAAAACGAAGGCGTACTAATATTGAATCCCTCCTCTGTAGTAAAATGCTCATTGTTCAACGAATTGTTTGTTAAGACCAACGGTTTGCAATAAAACTTGTAATTCGAGACCACATTCTTCAAAATGGAATCCTCGATGTTTTTTGCAGTTAGCACGCGCATACTAAGCGCTGCCATATCAATGTTTTCCGGATTGTAATAGTATCCCACTATACTATACTCGTAGTCGATCTTGTAATCATATACGTCATTCTGCAAAAACAAATAATCGATCTTGGACTTATCCACGCCCTTCAACTGTTCTTGCGCAATCTTGTAAAATTCGTATGCTAACTTATGCTTTGACTCGTTCCTATAATAATGGATTATCTCGTAAATGTTCTCCAGACGTTTCGGGAAATAGTCGTACGCCAACAACCAGTATGCAATGGCCGAATGAGGCTGACCTGACCAATTGTAGCATCGCCCAATACTGTAATAACTGTGCCATACCTCGTCAAACCATCCGCCAATTTCAATTCGCTTTTTATACATTTCTATCGCCTTCTCTCGGTTCCCACTATCGCGATAACTATTGGCTAAGTAAAATGTGTATCTATCGTTGTTCGGCTTCTCTACTAATCCTTGCGTCAGTAAACGAATATCTCGCTCAAACTTATCGGCTTTGGCGCCACCATCTCCGATATCATCAATGAAAAGGGTGCTTCTCTCGATCTGCGAATAATTGGTTCCGTCGGGGGTGCTAATGACCTCGTGGGTAACGCCCCAGTATTTTATCCCCATGTTGTTCTTGACAATTCTGACGTTTTTGTAAGAAAATCGGTCGCTCCCCTGGAATAAATGGAAGACGTCGGCAGTTGACAATTGGTTTTTAAACGTTTGCAAATTGAACTTGGGTCCCTTCACCAAAACCATGTCCGCATCCAACAACAAAATGTAATCAATGTCTGGATTATTCTCACATGCCTTCAGTGCAAATGTCCGATTGTGCTCAAAATTCTTAAATGGTTCCACGATGACTTTTCCTGGTTTGTTGTGTTTTATAAAATAATCAGTTATGAGTTGGACAGTGTTGTCAGTGCTTCCCGTGTCGCAAATGCAATAACAATCGATTAAATCCACAATGGAATCAAAGAGACGCGTGATGATTTTGGATTCGTTTTTCACAATCATATTCAAACACAGTTTAGGCATTTTCTCTATGAACATACCTGGAATATATGTTTAACCTGTTTTCAAAGAAACTTTCGTTCATCTATTTTTCTTTTATACAAATATATTATTATGGCTTGCAGTCGGTACAATAATGATTACAATAGAATAGAGAAACGCAATGCAATCAGCACATTTGCGGGAAGATATGCAATGGATGTTCCCGGACCCGGCGACAATATGGATTTCAACGCGGACCCGCATCTTCGCATAACGAAATGGGGTGCCAATTTTCGCGAAAATATGATGGATATTAACAGCGATTTGCGTGGATTAACGCGTCCTTTAAACCGCGACTTACCCGAAGTGAATTGCTATAAGAAACACGCAACCAAATCGTCGGCCACCACGTATGGAGAAACCAATTACATTACGGATGATTCCCGCGCGACGAACCCTGCGTGGACTTATAGAGAAATAGAACAAAATAGGTGGGAACAACCCTTGCTGAATCCTTTAGACCAGTTGGAGAAACCGTTTCACAACAACTTGAACACGCGGATTTTAGAGAGAGACCATTTTAAAGGGAACCAACGGTTACAGCCCATCGGGCTTCCGCCCTTAGACCCCTCCCTTATACTATTAAACAAATAGATAATCCCTTCTTTAATGGAACCAAAGTTTTACTTTGCTTGCATTTTATAAATTCCATTTTAATGGAACAAATAATTTATTATACCCTTTTTTTGAATATAACCGTTTAAGGGAGGGTTCATAAGGGAACCGTAGGTTCCCTTATTTTTTTGCGATTACTAATATATAGTTTATTATGGAATTAGCAATACCTTTAGTCGCATTGGGCAGTTTGTACATTGTATCAAATCAAAAAAAAGAACCGAAACCCATCAATGAGGGGTTTTTGCCAAACACCAATGTTCCCGATACAAATTACAATGAACAGGTTTCCCAGGAGTTGTCTTCCAAGCTCGCAACCATGAATAAATACGACGGTCCCTCCGTTTACACCGATAAATACTTCAATCCATATGCCAAGGGCAGTTTAGTAAAAGAGAGCGTAAATGCCAATACAAACCAATACAAATCGTTGAATGGCGACAGCGTCGGATCCAACTACTTTGAGCACAACAACATGATGCCATTTTTCGGAGGCAAAATCCGGTCGGCGATTGACCCCAATTCCAACGAAGCCATTATGGATAACTATTTAGGAACTGGATCTCAAAATATTGTAAAGTCGGAACAGGCGCCTCTGTTTGCACCCAATGAAAAAATGCACTGGGCCAATGGCGCTCCGAATATGAACGATTTCTACCAATCCCGCGTTAATCCCAGTATGCGAATGGCCAATGTCAAACCATTCGAGGAAGTCAAAGTCGGTCCTGGTCTCGGACTCGGCTACGGCACCGAAGGTGCCGGTGGATACAATGCAGGAACCTCAATGCGCGAATCCTGGATGCCCAAAGGTGTAGACGAACTGAGAACCTCCAATAAACAAAAGGCCTCGGAGACAATGCAATTAGGACACGAGGGACCCGCCAAAAGTCGTATCACGAATGTAGGCATTTTGGGCGCTTTCCAGAAGAACCGTCCGGAGACCGCGTTTGAATGGGGTCAGGACCGCCTTTTCACGACTACGGGTGCAGTCAAGGGTCCCACTATGAATGCCATCCAGGTAGAGAGACACGTGGTACGACCGGAAACGACTGTGGATTACAATGGTGTTGCGCAAAGTATGCACGCCCAGCAGGCAATGCCCGGCGAAATTTTACCGAGTCATCGCATTGAACTCGGTCCGACCCAGATTGGCGCGGCGAACGCGGTGGGTCGCGGATTCGGCAACGAAGGCGATTATGGACTCAAATCCAAACAAGTGTATGCGAACAACCGCAGTTCCAATGTCCACGATGATTATTTTGGAGCAGTTGGAAGCAGTATTGGCGCGGTTGTTGCACCTTTGCTCGAAATCATGCGACCCTCCAGGAAAGAGAACACCACCGGAAATATGCGCGTATATGGAGACGCTAAGCCCGCTGTCGCCCAATCCTATTTGTACAATCCAAATGACGCGCCGGCTCACACCATGCGTGAAACCACCGAGAACTCGGTCAATCATTGGAATGTGAATCGGGGACAAACCAACAATGGATATATGGCGGCAAAAGTGGAGGCAATGCCCCAGCACAGAGACACTACGACAACATCCTATACTGGTTCAGGTGCATCTAAGAACCCGGCGTTGCGCGTGTATGACGCAGAGCTAGGATACCAGCCCAGCAATTTGAAGGCGGATACGATTAAGGGGCGATTCGGCAACTCGAATACCAATGTGTTCAATAACTCGGTGAATTATCAGGGTAAACCAAAAGATTTGGATATGGTGAATAATAGAGAAGCAATGCCAAAGATGCCATATGTGACCGCAGGTTCGATCGGAACTTACCAACAAAAATCGCAGAATCTGGATTCCAATGTCAATATGGAGAGGAATACTCCGGATATGTACAATGTTCTGCAACAGAACCCGTATGCGATTAAACGGACCTACAAATAAAGTAGGGAAACCTACGGTTTCCCCTACGACCCCTTCCCTTCTCTTACGCATTTTTTGCTTTGCTTATACCTTCCCTTTACATAAAGGAAACCTACGGTACAGCTTCGCTTACGCCTTTTTTGCTTTGCTTATACCTTCCCTTACATAAAGGAAACCTACGGTTTCCTTTTGAACCTTCCCTTACATAAAGAAAACCATTATAAATAAAATTTTATTTGATTTAAAAAATTTTATTTGATTTAAAAAATTTTATTTGATTTAAAAAATTTTATTTGATTTAAAAAATTTTATTTGATTTAAAAAATTT